TCTTCGCTTCAAGATTGAGCAAGAGGCAAATGCGATTGCCAAGGCAACTCGTCGAGGAAAGGGCAACATCATGATCTGTTCCGCAGACGTTGCTTCTGCACTCGCAACTGCCGGAGTCATTGACCCAACATCCGCTCTCAAGTCAGATGATACTGGCAGCACAATGGCTGGTTCAATTGGCGGACCATCGGGAATCAAGGTCTTCATTGATCCTTATTCCTCGGGTGGCGTGGGTGCTGGTGACTTTGCAGTTCTTGGTTATAAGGGCACAAGCCCATATGATGCTGGTCTGTTCTACTGCCCATACGTTCCGCTCCAGATGGTGCGTGCGGTTGGTGAGGACAACTTCCAGCCCAAGATCGGCTTCAAGACTCGATATGGTCTTGCAGCTAATCCGTTTGCAGTTGACCACGCGGTCGGCGATTATGCTCACAGCATCGTCAACAACAACACCTACTACCGTGGGTTCGCAATTAACGGTCTTGGTCAGGTTACTGCAACAACCTAATCATAACCAATAAACAATAACAAGAAAAAGGGAGTCTCCTTACTGGAGGCTCCTTTTTTTGTTCCTAAATAGTAACAGGAGGAATTGCATCAATCATGGCAAAGATCTTTCATCAACCCGAAAATATCAATCAACTGTCTCCAGTAGGATACAAGTTTGTGATCGAGAATCTTCCAAATACATCATGGTTCATCACGGCAGTCTCCCTTCCGGGTGTCTCCCTGGGTGCAGCCCCATTTCCTACCCCGTTCTTGCAGACTACCGTCCCCGGCGAAACCATGACATTTGAGGATTTGAATATAACGTTCATCATTGACGAGGACATGAGTACATGGCTAGAGATATTTGATTGGATTGCCGGATTGGGATTCCCCGAAGAATACCCTCAATATGCAGCACAGAAAGCCAAATTCATTACCTCGGATGCAACCCTAATTGTATTAAATTCCGATATGCGTCCTAATTTTCATTTTAAATTTAAAGAGCTATTTCCTGTAGGATTGTCAGAAATTGCATTTGACTCCTCCTCCACGGAGATCACCACCTTGAAGGCAGCAGTCTCCTTCAAATATCTGAGCTATACCTACGAAAAGGTCTAGGCTGGGCCTTGACATTTGGTCGGCCGTGATTACATTATGGCCCAGATTCGAGAGATATATAGTGAGTACGATTGTGTTAAATATAGGCGAGTTTCAAATATAATTTTAAATATACTATTGGAAAGGTAATTATAATGAAAATTGAAGAATTACAAGGCGAGTGGAACAAAGATGCACAAATCAACGATATTGAACTGGACAACGAAAGTCTGAAAATCCCTGTTCTGCATTCAAAGTACCTAAATGTCCTGACGGATGAAAACAAGATTCTGTACAAGATGTCAACCATGCACGATGTCCTCATCAAAGAAAAGTCCGAGTATTATCTCGGAACCATGTGCGAAGAGGATCTTGAGGAACGGGGCTGGGAACCCTATGGACTCAAGGTGTTAAAGCAAGACCTTCCGCGATACCTCGGTGCCGACTCAGATATTATCAATAGCCTTCTGACGGTATCCGACCAAAGGGACAAACTTGAATTTCTCAAGTCAGTTCTACAGGTTATCAATAACCGCTCTTTTCATATCCAGAATGCAATTAACTGGAGAAAGTTCACCAACGGAATTAACTAATACCCAATGAATTCTGACGTTCTTTCTTTGAAGAAGATAAACGAGGTTTACCTCCAGGCAACTGCCGAGCCTCATATCATGCGGGAGCTTTCTGAACATTTCACGTTCAATGTTCCCAACGCAAGATATATGCCACAATATAAGGCTGGGATTTGGGATGGTAAATTACGTCTTTTGTCATATCGTGATGGAACCATCTATGCCGGATTGGTGTCTAATATAAAGGAGTTTTGTGAGGAAAGGGGATATGACCTTGACTGTGATTTAGATGCGGATGAGAATTTTTCTGTGCATGAAGCAAAGGAATTCATTACGTCCCTGGGCCTCCCATCCAAATTCACACCAAGGGATTACCAAATAGAAGCATTTGTGTCCGCAATACGAAAACGAAGAATGCTACTTTTGTCCCCAACAGGGTCAGGTAAAAGCCTTATCATTTATCTGCTCGCCCGATTCTACTTGGAGGAGCAGGACAAGAAACTTCTTATCATTGTTCCTACCATTTCGCTGGTTGCACAGATGACAAAAGATTTTGAGGATTATGGCTTGGACAGTAATGATGCTGCGGTACATCAAATCATGGCTGGCCACTCTAAGGAAACAGATAATCGTATTGTTGTTTCTACATGGCAATCATTGTTTCGTATGTCCAAAAAATATTTTGACCAGTTTGGCATGATAACCATTGATGAGTGTCATGGAGTTAAGTCCAAGTCACTCTCTGGGATATTAACCAAAGCCCTTAATGTCAAATATCGTTTTGGGACTACAGGAACCTTGGATGGAATGCTAACAAACAAATTGGTTGTCGAGGGGCTGTTGGGTTCTGTGCATAGGGTCATAGAAACAAAAACCCTCATTGATGATAAGGTGCTTTCTGATTTTGTAGTCAAGGCAATCATACTACAACATGACGAAAAGGTTTCTTCTTCATTGAAATATCAAGAGGAAATCGACCACCTTATTGGCAATGAACCTCGCAATGCTTTTATTAAGAATTTGGTTTTGAGCCTTGAGGGCAACACGCTTGTTCTTTTCAATTACATTGAGAAGCACGGCGTTCCTTTATTCAATCAAATCCATAAGAGTGCAAAAGGAAGGAAGGTTTATTTTGTTTATGGGGGAACACCAGTAGCAGAGAGAGAGAATATTCGGGCACAGGTAGAATTAGAAAAGAATGCAATTATCGTTGCATCTGTGGGTGTGTACTCTACGGGTATCAATATTAAAAATCTTAGCAATGTGGTTTTCACTCACCCTGGAAAATCACGCATCAGAACATTGCAAAGTATTGGAAGGGCATTGAGAAGGGTTGATGATACCGAAGCGGTTCTATATGATATTGTAGATGATTTATCATGTGGTCGCAAGATGAGGAACTTTGCATTGAAGCATTATCATGAAAGGTTTGCAATATACAAATCAGAGAAGTTTAAAGTTAAAAATTATGTGGTCGAATTGAAAACTAAAAAAGGAATAATTGAATATGGCGAAGACATCAGCAGCTAAACCCGAACACTATGTCAACAACGAAGATTTATTGAATGCGTTTATTGCATGGAAACTGAAAGTAAAGGATGCCGAAGAGAGTGGGGAGCCAAAGCCACAGGTTCCCAATTATATTGCCGAGTGCCTCTTGAAGATTGCAACACGATTGTCCTATAAGAGCAATTTCATAAATTATGGATTTCGTGAAGATATGATTTCAGATGCAATAGAGAATTGCCTTACATATATTCACAATTTCGATCCAGACAAATCAAGAAATCCCTTTGCCTATTTCACACAAATCATATACTATGCCTTCCTTCGTAAGATACAGAAAGAAAAAAAACAACTATACATAAGGTATAAGGCATTGGAAAATTCTGATATTTTTGGAGACTTGCTTGTGTCCGAATCAAGCCAAGCCCCAAATGAAGCTCATGTTGGACTTTCCTCCCTTGGAATGCCTAAGCTATATGATAATATGAAAGAGTTCATTACTACTTTTGAAGATTCAGTAGAGAGTAAAAAGAAGACAAAAAAGAAACCTCAAAAGAAACGAAAGTCTGCAAACACCCCACTCAAATTCGTTGGAGAAGACAAATGAAAATCGCTATGAAAACGATTAAAAAAGCAATTACATACTTGGAGAAGAACTAATGCGTGTGGCCCTGGTAACAGACACCCACGCGGGCATTCGCGGAGACAGCGATACCTTTGCAGAGTATCAAGAGAAGTTTTGGTATGAACAATTCTTCCCCTATCTGGAAGAGCATAAAATCAAGTCCATTATTCACCTTGGAGATATAACAGACCGGCGCAAGTGGATTAGCTATAAGACATTGCATCGCTTCAAGAAGGTCATGGACAAGATGAAGACAGAGTATGACCTGTCCATTATCATTGGCAATCATGATACATACTACAAGAATACCAATAGGGTCAACAGTATGGACTGCCTGTTTGATGATGGCATTGATGTATACGAGGA